TTTTTATTAAATTGCATTCTAAACACTCTCCTTAAAATTAAATTTATTATACTAAGCATTGGTTTTTCCCATTGCTACTATACTTGTTAGCTCTGCATTTGCTTGTGCTAAGTCATTTACTTGTTCCTTTAAAAGTTCTAATTCTGATTTTGGAATATCTACATATTCATAATAAGCTGTATTACTCTCATAACTGTAACGAAGTTCTTTCAGTTTTCCATCCTTATTTCCTTCATCTATAGGCAAACTCTCTACAAGTACACCTTTGCTTTTCTCTTCTTCTGTTAATTGATCAGGAAAATAATGAATTAGAACCACCTTAGCTTTTGTATCATCTATTTTCTCGAGCCCTAAAAATATCATCTAAAATTACCACCTTTCTATGATGTTATTGTAAATTGTTCTTTATAGAATATTGTTTGAATTGAATTACTTAATGCTACAACATTATCAGCAACCATGTTTACACTATATATTGGAGTTGATTTTATACCTGTCTGTATAGTACTTAGTATATTGAAATCAGAATCTAATCTTGAAATTCTCCCTGTATCATAATGAGCTAACCTTAATGTATTTTTTGCTTTATTTACTGTTATTTCCTGTACATTATCATTACTAAAATTTAGTGATTTTATTATATTTAAATTAGTATCGTATTTATATAGAACAGCTAATGAACCTGTTTCTACTAAAACATATATATTATTTGCACTATCTATACATATCTTAGAGAAATAACTTATCCCTACACCAGATGTTGGTGCTAACATTGTTCCATTTGAATTATATTTGTAAATAGTAGCACTACTATAGCTACTACTAAACACCGCTAGATAAATGTTTGCAGAACTATCCAATACCAAAGCCCTAGCTCCTGCGCCATAAACAGAAACAGACCATTGTAAAGTGCCACTAGAATTGATTTTATATATATATCCATAATTGGAGCTACTATTACTTGATGCATAAACATTTTCTGTACTATCTATATCTAATGAGTCCATGTAATAACTAGTAACAGGGTAAGCCCATGCTTGCACACCACTAGAACTTATTTTTCTGATATTACCATTAATATTGCTGTTGGCATTCCCATCTGCTATATAAATATAAGTACCTAAAATATTTATTGCTATATCCATTACTGTATTCCCACAATTATAAGACCATTGCAACGTACCACTAGAATTAAATTTTCTTACATATGTGCCATCTAGTATATAGTAATTACCAGAGCTATCATGTACCATCTTCGGAATGTTTTTATAATCTGTGGTGCTTCTTATGCTCGTAAAGCTATATGATAAGCTTTCAGCATCTATTATATCTCCCACTCCATATCCCCCTAAGCTCTTTATCGTTGCGTTTCCTGTAATCTTATTACTATTTACATATGCTGTTTTACCATTTATGATGTCGGCTGCGACTGCGGTTGCATCTGACGTAAATGTGCCAACTATTCCTCCTACAGTTGTGCCAGCCTTTATAACTGCAGCTGCTAAATTAGTTATTATTGCCTTAATTTTTCCTAACCCATTATGAAATCCTGCCGGTATTACATATTCTTGATTATTGTTTGTTAACGTAGATGAAACAGCTCCATTATTAGCCATTCCGCCAGGAATACCAGTATCGATATCATTACTAAAAGTCGTTCCTGCTAGTACATTGGTGGCTACAGCAGTCCCCTCTGCACTAGCTTTGATAAAAAAACAATCACTTATCGAGTTATACCATACAGTATATGCTTTATCTTTAATAAAATTTGGTGGTGTAGTTGTTCCAGGTTTGTATACTGATTTTCCATTTATTTTAGTAGCAACTCCACCATTGTTTGCACTTGCTATAAACGTTATTGGATATCCAGTTACTAGCGTTCCTTTAATTGTAAGTGTTATTACTGTGGCAGATCCTCCTGCTGTTTGATACACCATATCTGACAATTGTGTATTAATATCTGCTCTTAGTTGCTCAACTTCTGACTTCTTAGCAAATATTATCGTTGGATCTACTTTAAGACTAACAGTACTAGTATTAGAAATTGCTAATACCAAATTCAAAAGTAATTCCTTTGTTGAGCCATCTGCAATCACAGGTTTATAAGTTTCAGCACACTTACATATTCCTAGCATATTTCCTTCTTCATCAAAGGCCCCATATTCCCGTATGGTAAATCCTCCGACTGTTGAAGGTATCATCACCTCAATATTTATCCAATTTGGGTTCTCCTCATCAATTTCAACATGATTTATATTTCCTTGCCAAACAACATTTTTTAAATCTGTTTGATCTTCAGTGGGATCGTAGTATGAGCCTCCTCCATCACCTACCTTCATTATCGAAAAATTAATTTTTGTTCCAAGCCCAACACTATTAGCAATTTTTGCTTTTCCTATATTAGTCAGCAAGCTATAGAATTTCTCTGACATTAAATCGCCTCCTTAGGATATGTTTTTATTTTCTCTAAACTAGAAGGCTGGAATGTTGGAACATAATAGTCTAGTTTAGATTCTATGTCATTCGGTGTCCATGGATATGTTTTAATAATTTCTCCTGAAAATCCAGCTAATGCAATATACAGATTAGATTGAGTTACGGCCATCAAATGATATGTAACTCCTAAATGAGCTGGCTTTAATTCTTCAATAATCTCCATAAGATCCTGTAAATAATTATGAAATCCGCTATAACTTTTTAACAATAAGTCAAAATAGTACTGTGGACCGTATTCTGTAATTATTGTTTTATCAACAAAGCTATTACATATACCTCTAATTACTTCTTTTGTTGTTGTTCTTGTACCTCGTTTCTTGGCTCTAATCCTATTTCTTCTATTTTCATAAGTATCGTCTATTACTGTTTTAAGTCCGTATTCCTCTTCCCATATTGATAAGCTCCATGTGGCAGTATCTATAAAGCATTGATTTATTAAATCTTGTATATCATTATTTATGCCATCAACTTTTTCTTGTTGTGTTGAATATATTCTGCTAAATATTTTTTCATTACACAAAACTGGTGGTACATATTCTCTAAGTAACATTAAACATCACCTCACCTAATACAGGTAATTGATTATCAGCTATAGGAATATTTACAGTTGAAGAATTTATGGATACACTTGTACAATCATCTACTCCAGTAGCACTCAGAATTAATGCCCCTATCTTCATTATACTTATCTCTTTTAATTTCTTAGGTAACGACACACCGTTCTTTAAATAATCAGATACTATACTTGATATATTATTTTTTAAAGTATTAGAATCATAAGTAGCCGAATCAAACTCGATTTTCGCACAAATATTTAATATAAGCTCCTCTGCTGAAACTACAGTTACTATTGGACCTATAGGTCTTTCTTCTTCAATATGATCATATACGGCCTTTATCAAATCAGCACCTGCAGCTCTATAATTACTATTTGTAATAATCACTTTAACAGTACCATTACCATTTAATCCATTGCTTTTATCCCATAGTGGAATAGCATCAGCACTGCCAACACCAGTTACCTCAAGAGCCCAATTTTTATAGTGATATTTATTTCCACTGGTAGCTGGAGTTTGTACCTTTGTTAAATATCTCTGATATAATGCTTCATAGGTTTCATCATCATAACCATTATCAATTTTTGATTCATTAGTAACTCCATATATCCCTTCATATTTAACTGGTAATAAGCTAACATCTCCAACATTAGCATTATATTTACTTCCCTTATCACTTGCTATAATTCCTGTATATCCTATGCCTTCAGAATTGACTATTACATCTGATTGAGTTAAATATGTTATTCCGAGTGCTGTTGAAACTAATACTCCACTTGGAAGTTTTGAATTTATTTTCCCAGTAATTTTAATAGTTCCAGTAGCTGTAGTAGCAAGCTTTTGCTCTATCCCCATTTCTAAGCATCTATTTCTTAAATCATCATAATAACCATTTTCTAGTGCACTTTTAGCAAATACTCTTTTAGTAACTTCATCTAGCATTAAAGATTGATAAGATAATTCATAACATGCTGGCATAAGAGCTGCATATATAAGACTATGTTCTGATGTATCAACGTCTGTTATGGTACTCGTCATTTCTTTATAATAATCTTCTGCACTTTTATAGAAGGCCATTTTATCACCAACTTTCTTCCTTATTATAGGAACCATAGATAGAGTTTATTGTAAATTCTGTTGTAAATGTATCTCCATTTTGTTCAATACTTATATTATTTACGGATGTTACATACATACCATCAACTAATGCTTCATTTAATATCGATTGAATACTTTTATTTACGTAAGTAATATCTTTTCCTATTAAACTTTTAAGATTATTGCCTTCATTAGGATAAATCAAATACCTTCCCTTTTGAATTTTTAATGCTAACCAACACCTAACTTTTACAGCTTCAATTCCATCAACTATATAAAACTTTCCTTTTTCATCTGTTAAAATTTCACCACTATCAAAATCAATCGCATATTCTTTTAACAAAGGTAGAGATTCTGATTTAGTTATTACATTTTTGCTTTTATTACTTGCTTGGTTATAATCTCTTGGGAAAATGCTCATTGCACTCCTCCTATCTTACATAAAACCAAATATTTCTTTTTATTTAGTTTTATCAATGCAACTAGATCATCTTGATTTAATTCTGATTTAAAATAAATAAAACCATCAGAAATAGTAGTTGTACTACCTCCAATAGTTCCTGTTAAAACATTAAATTCTCTTGTATGATCTAATAAATTAGGATTTATGTATAAATTATCTTCAAACAAAGATAAATCTCCATTTATAATCTCTAATGGATTTACTGAAACAATTCTTCCCATCTCTATCTCTTTTAAATCAATAGCATTCTTGGATGCTTTTTCAACATGTTTTATCCATTTTTCTTCCCATTTACTCATTTAATCACCTCTAATCATTCAAAGTATAAGTTCCTGATAACACATCACATCTAGCACTATCTCTTCTTCCATACCCTAATGACATGATTCCTGATTTAGCTGTAGATACGTCACCATTGCACAAACTAGAAAATATATTATGTTTATCACTGTTTAAGATTGTAGGCCATCCCCATTGATAACATAAATCGCATATACAGTCAAAAAAGAATTGATTCAAAGTAACACCCTTATTTAAACAAGTTTTTTCTATTTGCTTCGATACTGCATCCATTTCAACCTTTAACCACATTTCAGCTTCTTCCTCTGTACAGGTTCCTTTTGATATTGCAGTAGTTCCAATGCCGCCTTCAGCCTGCGCAGTAGTTCCATAGCCTATAGTCGCAACTCCTCCTGAATCATAATAAACACTGCTTCTGAATCCTTCCCATGATTCAGTAAATTCAACTAATTTACTAGAATATTTTCCACTACTACCATTAGCACTTCCTGAGTTTGCTTCCCACGCGCTATCTGGAACTACTCTTATAACTTTAGTAACTTCTTTAAATCTACTATCTTCTGACATATTAACAATTCTGCATACGCTCTTACTATTAGGCTCTTCTATGATTTGGTTATTTCCAATATAAGCTACAACATGTCCTGGATTAGGGAATATAATATCACATGCTCTAACTTTATCAGGAAAATCACTAGTTACATCTTTTCCCTCGGTCATCATAACTTCTGTTTGAGAATATAAATTACCATCACTAGATTTTATTTCAAGCTCACTTGCAAACTGATTATAAACATAAGCTATATATCCAGAGCAATCCATTCCTCCATCTGCTGGAGATTTACCTGCCCATTTATAAGCTAAACCTAAATGTCTCTTTAACTCGGCGATAATTCTATTTACCAAATCACTTGATGTGCCAATATTATTGGAATTACTATCTTGTTTCTCTTCAATATCTGTCCACTCAGTTAAATTTTGATTTTTACTTGGTGATAGAGTTAATTTACTTATAAATTTAAATTCTTTATCAAATTTGCTATTCTTAGCCCAGCTCCATTCACTTGAAACTATATACATGAACTTATCATAATAATTAGTCCCTGGAATCTTTACCATTACTCCATAAGCTACTTGATATCCTATATCACCTATGCAAGTGACTTCAAGATCTTCTGATGGCTTACCTTGTACACTTAACTTTTGGTTGCCTTCCTCTTGTGCTTTTATGGCCTTTGTATCATCGTCATCTACCTCAATATTTTCCTGAATAGTACCATATCTCTTGATATCATCATCAGGTAAAGATATTGCTCCACCTTTCCCAATCTCACTGTATACCTCACCATTGGTCTTATGAAATTCAATGGTTGTAATCATGTTTTGCATTGATTCGCTTATTTCATAATCAATCAAATTACCATCTGCTGAATTCTTAGATGTCGGAGCTTGTATTGTTAATCCACTATAATACTTATCCGCCTCAGTAATAGTAAGTGTTGATCCATCACCCTCTGTATGCATGTAATAATAAACACCAGATTTGGCCTTAGTAACTTCACTATATATTGCATATAAAACCTTTGAAGCTGGTTTATTTTTAACCAAATGACTATCTATAATAATATTTCCATTGTCACCAAGCTCACTATCGATTTGATAACTTGCTCCAAGCGATTTATAAATATCTATTAATGCATCCCTAACTGATATTTTACTAAAATTTCTAGTTATATTAGATTTACAAACCCACCATGTATAGTCATAGCAGTTTACTGATAATGTTTGAGCTTTACCTTTTAGATTTGTATCAATAACTTTTCCATTAAATATTTGAGTTTCTTTATAAAATAAAGTTACTAAATCTCCCATCTCAATATTTAAAGCCAATAATGAGGCCGATAATGTTGCATATGGTACTTCAAAACTCAACTCTGCAGCAATTTGGCTAAAACTCTTAGGTAATTTTATTGACGTACAATAATCTTGTATATAATGATAATTCGCTGTATCATTCCACTTCCGTACTTGCAATTTTAAATCATTCATAATATAGACCTCACAATTTCAAACTTTGTCCAGCAGTTATATCTAATGGATTTTTGAGATTATTCTTATTCATTAAATAACTCCACTTTGTGCTATCTCCATATATCTTTGCAGCAATAGTTATTAAGGTATCTCCTTCAGCTACATAATAAGTATCACTTCCATAGCTAGCTGCAATTGCAGCACTATTAACAGAACCTTGGTATTCTACGTTTAATTCTTTATGTTCTCTAAAATACAATGTATAATAAACATTCTTACTTCCATTCCTTTCTTCATGATCAAAGCCTACTATTTTGCAGTAATATGCATTTAAAGTTTTGTTAGCAGTATAATATTGAAATTCAAGTACCTGCTCCTGTTTCATCCATCTAGACAAAACTTCAACATAATATTCTGGAGCATACTTTATATAAGAAACATCAAAGCTATAATTATTATTTTCATCTGGAAAAAAGCTTTCACATGTCCAGGTATCTAACTTAACATTTGATCCTGAATCTATTTCCCCAAATCCAAATAACTCTTGAACGTTAGTGGACATACTTTCTTTAAATTTAGGAAAAGGCGTGATAGGTAATACAATTTCTAGATTTTCAGTAAAACTTTTAATCCATACCTTTCTTAAATCACTCATATTCTCACACCTTTCTAATCATCTAAGTTATTTCTTATTTGTGAATGTTTATCTATTCTCTTTACTGCTTCCTCCATGAATTCATCAATATCGGCAGTTTTTTCAACTTTATTAATATTAAAATTAACCTCAGTTTTATTATTAGATTGATTACTAGCATTTGTTTTTGTTATAGCTCCGCTTTTCATCAAATCACCTGCAGTAGCAAACTTGACATTCGAATTATCAGTTATTAATGTTTTACCATCCTTACCTCCATACCACTTCAAGGTGCTTGGATCTACATTTTCATCTTGCTTATTAAATATATCGTCTGGACTTTTAATTCCTAGTATTAACTCCCAACCTTCTTTGGCCTCATTAAAGAATTCCGCTAAAGCATTTGAATTCTCATCCCAGCCTTTTTGTAATTCTTCTCCAAAAACAGGAATTTTACCTATTAACCAGCTAAGACCTCTGTTTAACATTCCATCTGGAGAAAGTAATGATTTCAGCACTAAAAATCCACCACCTATGGCAAGTACATATGGAGCTATGGGGGCTAATGCCGGAACTAACCCAGCCAATATTCCGCCTTCTGAAAATGAGCCTATTACTCCAGTAAATGTTGTTATTATTGAGCTTACTTTTCCTAATCCCCACATACCAATACTAAGTTTTATCAAACTCGAGGCGATTTCCGGATGCTCCATTAAGTAACCAAATCCAGTTGAAATTGCTCCACCTATATCTCCAAGAGCATTTGAAATTTTATTAAAGTTTTCACTTCCAGCAAATGAATCCATTTTGCTAATAAAGTTTTGCATTCCATTTATAAATCTCTCGAATAATGATCCACTCTTAACACCTCCATCCTCAGCGATACCAACTAATTCAGCTAAAGACTTCTTTAGATTTCCAGTCATAGTAGATAACTTTCCACTAGCAGTTTGACTTAACTTATCTGTCATTCCAGTATAATTTTTATCTTTCATATATTGTTCAAATACTTTTGCTAATGCATCCTTGTCTGTAATTTGTCCTTGCTTATTATCAAAAGCTTTCATACCATTATCTTTTGCAAACTTATCTAACGTTTCACGTTTAATTCCAAATTGGGTCATACGTTCCCATTGGCCATTTATCATGTCTGCATAAGCCTCTGTAGCTGTATCCATGTTTTGTCCCATACTTTTAAATGTCGCTCCTAGATCTGACATCATAGTCATCATTTTTTTACTATCATCTAATCCATAAGCTTTCATTTTAACTAGAGACCCAACTGTTTCAGATTCTTCCCAAGGTGTTTCATTCGCAAAATCTGTTGCCATTTTAAACTTTTCTCCACCTTTAGTGGCACTCCCATACAATGTATCAAGAGTCATCCTGCTATCCTGAAATTCCATAGCAGTTTTAAAGCCTTCACCTAATCCTTCTTTAGCAGCTTTTAAGGAAATAAGGCCTCCTGTTATTTTAGCCACCATTCCTAACGTGGAATTACTAAAAGCTTGCATTTTATTTCCTATCCCTGTGAATGCATCAACACCAACTTGTTTTATACGTCCAAAAGCATCAACCCACGAATTACCGCTCTTCGGAGCTTCTCTGGAAATTTCACTTGTAGCCTTTCTGATTGCCTGCCCCATAGTATAACCTTCTTTAGTATAAGTCTGTGAAAGTTGAGCAATTTGGCTTTTCATATTTTGAGTAGCTAACCTATTTGCTCTTTCACTTTGACCTATTGAACTAGTAAACATTTTAAATCCATTCGATGCTTTAGAAACAGAATTATCAAACTGATTAAATGTATTTGAAAAAGCATCTTTAATTAACAGGCTCCCTCCAAAGAAATCCTCCATAATTACTCACCTCACTTTTTCTTTATAAATGGATTCAATGATATTTTCTCATCTAAATCTTCTTCATGATTTAATTCCATACTTGCTATATAAAACAGTCTTTCATAATAAGAAAGCCCAAGTAATTCTTTGATTTCATGTCCTCTATCTATGTAGTAAGAAATCATTCTGAATTCTCGGTCTTTTTTTATTACTTTTTTATCTCTTCAATTACTTCACTTGCATCTCTACCAACACCACTTAATGCTGATATTTCATCTGAAACTGCTTTAACTTCACTTGGATCTAAAAAGTGGTTAACAATCCCATGAGGATTAGTTTTACATCCATATCCCTCATGCAATTTTTTATCTTTTAAATTTGGCTCAACTATACCTTTATAGCATGCAATTATACTAGATTTATACATATCACCTTTTGCTTCTCTAATGGCGCTTTGTATTGTATCCATATCTAATGATTTAATTATTATTTTGCCATCTCCGATTCCGTTTTCCTTTAAAGACTTAATTGTTAATTCCTTTGTCTTTTCACTTATCTTCTTATCTAAAATACCTTTATTCTTAAGTAGGTCCTCTATTTTAATTGCCATATCAATATCATCCTTTCTATTCGTATGTTACTTTACATGGATCATAAGAAAAGTCATAGGTACTCTCTAACATTTTAGTTATATCAGCATCTATGACTTTGAATTTTGTTAGTGTGCAATCTTCTATCATAACTCTTTCAACACCATCTTGGCTTGGATCATTTAATTCTGAAATCAAATCAAAATTGAATGGTAAACCCGCCTTAATTTTATCATTGATTCTACTTGGCAAATCACTAAAGACTTTATGGAATGTTATTGTCCCTGTTCCTTCTGCTCCAGTTACAACTGTACCATTTCCCAACTGACCAGCTATAGGAATCTTTTCGGTTGTTAGTGATGATTCTGCTGAAGCTGCTTTTACTTCTGCATACATATCACCATCTAGCCATAATGAAAAAAACTTGCCATTAATGACGTCCTTAGCTTCAAACTTTTCCATCTAATCACTTCCTCTACTAATAATTTAAGATAAGGTCTAAATCTTCCATAGCATCAACAACATAGACTCTTCCTTTAACAAATACTTTTTCATCTGTATCACATGCTAGTATTTCTTCATCTTTCATGTTTGAGCAATCATAACCCTTTTGATCTTCTAAATAATCCTTCTGTGCTTCCACATCTAGCCAAGTTTCAGACGTTTCACCATCATTTAGAGCCCCTTGCTTAACCATGGTCCTCATATAAGAATTAAAAGCTGATACGAGTAGTCTTTTTTTGCTTAAAGAATTATTAACTTTACCTTGATAACTCTTCTTAAAAGTTACTTTTAGATCATCTCTAATCATATCGAAAATATCAACTACTCTAATCTTTTTTAGTGAGTCCTTTTCATCAGCCCCAATAGTTACTTTAGAATTAACACCCTTAGACAAAACTACTGATTCTAAATCATTATCATAGAATAAGAATAGCTTTCCTTCATCAACTAAAGTATCTAAATCATCGCCAACAACATCAACTGATTTAACTCCATCTACTACCATATTAGTAAGTGAACTATCTAAACCACAATTAGCAGCTAAACAAGCAATGTCAACTGTAAATTCTAATCCTGTATAAGTTGTTGTTCCATCTGACATATTAATTTTATTATTTATAAAATTAATAAGCCCCTCATAATCACCAGCGTAATCGTGAAGGACTGCTTTTACTAATATATTATTATTCTTTCTTTGATCCTTAATAAACTGAGCAATTTTCAATTTATCATTATTATCCGATACTGTAGGACATGCCATGTAATTAAATTTAACATCATTTAATATTGTAAGTGCCTTTTCTATAGTCTCTGGAGTTTGAGCTGCTGAATTAAAGCATGCTACTTTTAGATTCTTAACACCTCTATCACTAAAACACCTAGTAATTATAGCTTTATTATCTGCTGAGTATTCTTCCTTTACATTTCGTAATCTTGTGTAAGTATGCAATCCAGTCACCTTAGGATCATCTAATATTAAACACACAATACCTCTTTTACTTCTACTGGATCCACTTTCAGCAAGTGCTTTAAGCATAATCATAATTTTTTGCATCGCCATTTATTTATCACCGTCCCTGTATATTAATTCTTCCATTAATTTAGTGTACTTTTCTTGATCCGGAATAGTAGTTTTGCCATCTAAGTAATTTAACGTCAATATTAATGTGACAAACTCATCAGCTTTATTATATTTCTTCTTACCAAATACCAGTTTTCTACTTCCTATGTCCAAGTATATATCAAATAATTCATTTAATTGGTCCTGCATATCAAGCAATTGCTCCTCGGTAACTACTTTGTCAGTAAAAGTTATAGAGATATTAACAAGTTTCTCATTATATCTTAAATAAGGATCAGTTGTTAAAGGTGTTACCGATACAAAAAATGTAGGGTTCTTTACTTCCTGTTCATTCTTTTTAATTGAAATTTTATACCCAAAAGTTTTTTTAAGTAAAACAGTTGTATTATATAAAAGCTCAACATATTTAATCATTTAAACACCTCATTTCTAATTCTATCTTTAATACTTTTCTGAAGCTCTCTTTGATAAATTTCTATACTATCACCAATCATATGTCTCCCAGGTACAAAGCTTTTTACTAATTTTTTGCCAATAGCAGGGACATACCTTCCTACTTCTTGAAAATGCCCTTCTTCAACTGCTTGAGCATAAGGAAGAGCACTCCCTATTCTAATTTTGTAAGTCTTAAATTTAACTATTTCTACCTTGCCATGAGTCATTGACCTTCTTAAATTACCACTTTTCACAGGTGTTCTACTTTGAATCTCACCGATACACATGGTTGACTTTTCTTCCATCTCTTCAATAATTATTCCGCTTACCCTACTAAACTTTGTCATCATTTTTTTCTTAAAGTCATTAAAACTCAACACTACTGCTCACCATTTTCTACAATTATCACATCTTTTTTCTCTAGCAGCATAACATCTAAGTAATCATCATCCCAAGGGATCCCAGTAATTTCATAAAATTTATCCTTATACTTTATAATGCAATCTTCAGTAATCTCTTGAATAATGTTACAAAACATTCTTCTTGTACACTCAATATCATATCCATAATCTTTCTTAGCTTTTTCAGTACTATAAGGCTGTATATCTACCATAATTGGATTCTGTGTTATTAATAATTTATAACCTGTCCTGCTTATTCCATGTTCATCATCCTGATCTCCATAAGTATAAATTTGAATTTCTTTATTATCGTAAAACATGCTAATACATCCTTACATAAGAGCTTCCTAAAAGTAATTCAATATTGTTATCAATTATAACAATATCATCCTTATAAGTTTTACTGCGTGCACCTTGAGTTTCGCTCTTAATATTTTTATCAACCTTTTGAGATTGTTTTATATTTTCTACTATTAATTTTATAGCTAATGAATATCTTTGCTTGATTTCTTCATCTTTAAGATCTTTATTTTTATATTCTCTTATAGCCTGTATTGCCATTTGTTCATATTCTTCATCAGTAATTACAACCAAATTAATCACCTCTTAATTATAGTTAAAAGAGAGACTTTATATCTCTCTAATCTAACTTAATGTTATAGACATAATTCCAATTTCATCTGCATGAGGACAAGATGGAAGAGCTGTTGCTACAGCTTTCGTATATTCAACCACTGGATCAGGTTTTGAATAAGTTCCGACAAATATATTTCCGACCATTGCAGCTTCATCCATTTGATTATTTCCTATCATTTTGATTTCCTCAGCAGTTAAACCATAAATAGTTTCTCCTGGATTATTTGAACTAAAAATAGTTATTTTATTCTCAGGATAATATCTCTTAGTTTCATATCCTTTAGCAGTCTCCACTTTGTAAAGTTCATCATAAGTAACAAACTTAGGCAATTTCATTCTAGACATTAAATTATTCAAATCATCTAATGTTGGAACCATATCGGAGTTTACTCCAAATATAGCTTTTCTTACACTTGTGCAGTTGCAAATTGTATCAATTATAGTATCCGAAGTTAAAGCTCTAGTTGAAGTTGAACCACTTGAAGTTTTAACTGCCTTAACAAGTGTTTTTATATCATCTAGTGGCTTATCTGTATCTGGGGTTTTCCACGTTACAGACTTTTGGTTTCCTGCGGGAACTCCATAATCTAAAGTAACTTTAACTCCATTTTCTTCGATTTTAATCTTTCCAGTAGAAAGTAACTCCATTCTCATAGCTTCAACTCTAACTTTTACTGATTCTTTCATATCTTCAGCATCATTATAAAGTTGAGAAAGCACAAATTTTAATTCTGCATCATTTCTTGGACTCTGAACTTTTATAATGTCCTTTTCTCTCATTGGAATTTGTCTTTTAATGAGTGCTAATTCTTGTGCACCTTTTTGGATTGCTTGTCTGCTTGCAATTTGAGTTTTAGTATCTAATGCATGTACTGTTGCACTAACTGGCAATCCTCCCCTGCCTAAAATCATTTCAAATTCAATGTCTTGGATTTTCCTTTCTGGAAATAGAGCTTCTCCTAGCATTGATGCCGTTTGTCTTTCTGCAAAATAATTAATTAATTCCTTTGTGTTAAATACTTCATCTACTCTTGGCATTATTAATTCCTCCCTTATTATCTAAATGTTATATTTGGTAATGCTGTTTTAATTGCGGCTATTGCTTTGTCTGCAAATCCATCTAAAACCCTATCTGCCCTTAGATATCCTTCAACAATTAATGAACATGGTTGATCTCCATTAGTTAGATCTACAGTTCTATATACAATTCCAACAGGTATTGTCGTTAATGTTTCTGATCCACTGGCCCCAGTTTGAGTAACAATCTTACCATCTTTATCTATCAAACTCCCAGCAACTACATATTTTTTCCCATGTTCATCACCTTCATCAACATTTGATGCTAAAACAGTTCCACTAAAAGTAGCTAAATTTGCATCACTATACAATATCTCCATTTCATTTTGATAAGTTTCTGATTTTATATACATAATATTACCTCCTTATTATTTAGCCCAAGGATCACTTGCAGCTGTACTTGTCTTATTTGCTTCGGCGGCCAATGATGCTCCAATACTAATTGGTTTTCCATCGTCACCAGTTCCAGGTACGTATGAATTTGCTTTCATTTTTTCATTAACCATAGCTTCTAATCCTTTTGACCAATCTTCAGCTAAATCGTCTAAATTAGCCTTAGTTGAATCGAAATCTTCACCAAGATATTTATCAATGGATTTTAATTTTATTCCTTTTTCATTTGCATATTTCATTGCTTCTGCTAATAAATCTTTTTTTACATTAGCAGCCTTTTCCTCCGCTAATTGTTTTTCTAAATCTAGTAATTTCTTTTGAGTTGGATCTGTAACTAAATCTGGGTACTTTTGAGTTAATACGTCTCCAAATTCAGATTCCCACGTTCCCTTTTCCTTCATGGTTTTTATTGCCTTTGAATGATAAGTATCTCTTTCACTGTCCATAAATTGTTGGAATACTTTATCAGCTTTAATTTTTTGCTTGAAAACATCTAAAGTTGGTTCAGGTCCTTTAAATTGTTCTTCAATATCAGTTCCAGCAAGTAATGAATTTATGTCTTCTTCATCTTTAGCATTTTTAATTTTTTCTAACAAATCTTTTTTTAACATCTTTATTCCTCCTATACTCTAGACCATCAAACGTGCCCTAGAACACATTATTTTGTAATTTAAATATTTTTGTTACTCCTTGTACACAAATCGTCCACAAGACGTAATTTAAGCAAAATAAAAAGACTAGCTTTTACTAATCTTTAATTAATTTAATAGTCCCACAATATTGACTCCTTAATTTTAGGTATAATAAAAGCACCTACCTTTTTAAATTAAGTAAGTGCTTTTACATTTCAGTAAGTTCTAATTCAGCTTCCTTTATTGCCTCTTCTATCTCTTCAACTTCATCTTTAGTTAATTCATCCTTACTGGCTTCTAATTTATCCTTCATTATTTGAATAGTCTTTTTTTTAGCAAATTTATTATACTCATCTAATGTCATACCTTCTTTTTGCATATCCTTCCATTCTGGGAAACCATCAAGAGTTTCATTATACATTTTATTTCACCTTCTTATAAATTAATCCATAATCATTACATACTGCTGTAGCCACTTCATTCATGTACTTATCCCAAACCTCATAAATTTTCACGTCATCCTCTAATTCAGGATAATTTCGTGCTACCTTTCGCCTTATGTTTTCATATTTATTATAGAATAAATACCCTTTTACACTTGAACTCTTATAAGTCCCTCTTTGTATTATATATTTACTTCCATCCTCACATTCAAGTGTCATTGCATTTATAGATTTATATGTTATTATTTTCTCAATATCATCTCTAGAAAATGTTGTCTTACCAGGATGATTGTGTACAAATATTATATCATTAGCATCTGACTCTTTCAATATTTTTACAGTCTCTTTTGACAATTTAACATTTTCTTCTTCTCCAACCTGCTCAATGCATATTTTATTTCCACTTAGCTCTAATAAACTAAGTTTTTCTTTTCCCTGTTCAATCATAAATTTATTAAGATTTGTATGAATTTCATTTAATTTATTTGAACTTTCTTTTGATATATCTATATAATTATCCCATTTTATATTTGACTCTACTTTTTCATAATTTGAAGATTTAATTTCTTTACCATTACTTTTTATAATGCTATTATTTTCTTTCCAATCTTCATAGCTTTGCCAATTAACATTTTTCTTAGTTTCATTATCAAGTCGCATCTTAGGATGCCAATCTTTATTCGTTAATGATATATAAACACATCTACAAAATGGATGCTGCGGTATTTGTACAGGCTTTTCATCAGTATCAAATACTTCAGTATCATATTTAGCACACCTTGAACACACTTTTCCATCAAGAGTCGCCATATACATAACTTTCTTTATTCCATGCTCATGCTGCCATACATCATTAGCACCCTCCTGCACTCTGCATATATTATCCTGAACTAATCTTTTGGTTTCATGTGCATTAATGTCATATTTATTTGTAATTTTTTGCCCAATTTGATTTACATTTGTTTCACCCTTAAGAAACTTTTCAACTTCTTTTTGTAATACATTGCACATTTCATTTTTATTATCATACAATCTATCTGACCATAACTTATCATCAACCTTAGTACTAATTATTTTCTCTAATACCTCATCACTTAGTTGAGTAATTTCGAAATCTGCCCCTAGGCTATACACATAATTATTAGTATTGAATTTCTCTTTAGCAGCATTTGTTAAAATGTCTTTGGTTAGAATTGTTTCAACATTAAGCTCCGACTTAATATTCTTAATGATTAAATCACTTAATTCTAAATATAACTTCTTCTTATCAGCTGCATTTATATTTAAAATATTATCATCAATATTATAAGATAATAATATCTTTGCGATTTGGTTTAGTAAATCATTTCTATTTTTTATTTGCCCATTATAAGCTTCTTTTAATTTACTTTCCGTCTGATCATAAAGTTCTTTAGCAAATTCTAAAGTTTTATCACTAAAAAATTGTTGCTCTAGAGTAAGTTTATTCTTATCCATTATTACCAACTACCTTATCCAAACTTGTCTTTGGCCAATCTTCTTGTTGCTCTTTTTTAACTTTTTCAGCCTCTGCAACTTTATTGGTAATAAAACTAAATCTACTCCTCATTGTATCTTTAGAAATAACTCCTTCAGGCGTTTGATTAAACATCTGAGCTGTCGCTAAATCATCCGTTGGAATGTTTGGGGTATATAGGGCTTTGATATCTTTATAATCGTAATTCTTACTTTTCTTTAGATTTAAATATATACATAAGAATCTATTTCTACTTTTAATTATATTTGTATGAGCCTTAATCTCTAAATTGCATTTATTCTCTAGTGCTATTAAACGTGATCTTAGGGTTATTCCACTCAGATTACTTTGCAACTTCTCATTATGGTTTATATGGCAAGCTATTTGATACATTGTATCAACCTGCCTATCAAGTGTGTTTTGGATGAAAGTATCATTAATATTTTTAACAAGCCATTGAATAACACTATTTTTATCCTTAGTATTTAGTACACCCAACTTTTTCATATTAGGAATTTGCTTTTCATCAACTTGACACCCCATGAAAACTAAATAAGCGTTTCTAAAGTCACTTATTTCATTACTTATATCGCTAAAGTTAGTTTCAAATGCATCTTGCAATCCTTTGATATCTTTATATAAGCTATCATGATATTCTTCTAATGTTAATTTACCAACACTTACTGGAACTTCTCCAAATATATTTTCTGTTGGCTTCATAATTTCATTAAAACGTCCATCGTAATGATAAATAAATTCATCAGTATAAACATCAACGTAAGTATTTATAGTGTCAAAATCATTTTTGAATGCATGAATAAAAAATAAAACCTTACCTGAAGCATTATCAACATATGCATAACCTTCAGTAGGTTTTATAATTTTACTGCAGAAATCTGCATTACCATCTAAATAATATATTTCATACACTTTAGTAAATATAATCAAGTACTTCATAAGATCAGTATCGTGAAGTTCATCCCAGTGAGCTGTATAGTATTCAATATCCTTAATTACATCAGAGTTATCATTTCTAGATTCATAGGTTATCGGATTTCCAACAGTATAAGATACCTCTTCTTTAATAAATTTCTTGATAAAATTAGTATTAATCTTGAGATTAGACCTTTCCGTTACAAACAAATACTTTTTCATTGCATCAGTATCACCTTTATAATAGCTATACATCTTATTGTAAATTTGTTTATACGTATAATAGGTCCCATAAATTTTCTTAACCAATGATAAATGATCTGGAATATTTAAATCTAGAATTACTTGTTTTGTAACTAATTGCCTTATTAAATTACTAAAATTCAAATTTATCACCTCCTATAGACCAAATGCTTTTCTGTCTAATATTTGAATTGTACTAATAACCTCAACCTGGTCAATTCTTTGAATAAATTCAGACATTACGTCGGCAGCATCATCATGCACAGTAAACTTTTGCCCTGCAAATTCCATTACTTGATCTGTAAATTCCTCATCTTCTTTAGCAAAAATAATTTCTCCTTTGTTTACATATGGTATTGATGTTGAGATCTTATCATCCTTATTTTTCTTTTGCTGTTCATTTATAATTTCTATACCTCTATATTTTAAAATTGGATGTTCATTAATCAGCTTTTCTAATGTAAAGGCATCTGCTCCATTAAAAGTATTTTTTTCAATACTCACATGGCTTACTTCAGGATATTCAAGTAATAATTCAATCATATGGCCAACATATTTATCAAACTCTTTTCTAGCATTAATTTTGGCTAATTCAGCTTTTCTTGCATACTTATTACCATTAGTAGCACTTGAACCAACTAAAAAAGCACTATAGTCATTCCTTTTACCACCACTTGCAGCCGGATCAGCTAAAAGCATTGTTTTAATAAAATCGTGAGTTTCAATTTCTTCTCTGTTTTCAGTTCTTATATATTTGAACCATTTTTCTCCTATGGAATCAACATCACCTTGAACCTCTTGCTTAAATGAATTTGGATTTTCATAATAGTCCATTGCTAGTTCTAAACAAGTCCAAAATTCTTCCCATAACATAGGGAACTGCATTTCTTCTTCATGTTCATAATAAAACTCTTTGGCATCTTCTTGCCTTGTATCATTTTTAAAGTCAAAAAGAATATCCTTAAACTCTTTCCATAAACCTGTAGTAAATAAATGATCTACACCATTTACCTTTTTACCATCTTCATCTATGAAATCATCAACTAATACACCTTTTTCCTTTTTAAAGGTCCATGTTGCAGATTTCATTAACCTGGAATAGAAACATTCTTTATGTTGTTGAGTTCCCCAAGCCATAAGAACAGTACCTTTTTTAACAACCTTACCATTTCTCTTTACTGGTCTTTGTTTTGCGAACTTAACATCATCAGAATACCTTTTCCATTTCTTTTCTCTAGCTTCTTCGGTTCTAACATCATCTTCTGATTGATAATCATCAAGAATGATAAGATCTGGTCTAACATTCTTATATTTTCTACCTCTCATTGGCGAAGTAGATGAAATAGCTTCAACAAAAGTATGGTTTATAAACTCTAATTGAGTTGCATTACAAATAAAGTTTCTGTTCTTATCATCAAGGAGCTTACCAAAAGCATTTTCGATATACTCATTTTCAATCATGTTATCCTTGATATCTTTGATGAACTTTTCAGCAGTACTTCCTATATCAGAACAGATAAGTACATAAGTTTTATGCTTATAAGCTACGCTCCAACATGTAGGACCCAAAGTACCAAAAGCACTTTTACCAGTCCCTCTAGGAAGGACTCTTCCTAATTGTTCAGGTCCATTTCCAATAATTGATTCCTGGATATCATGCCACAGCTCTTCATGAACTTTTGCTATTGGAGCTGCAGCATTATCTTCTTTAGGCAGGTATATATCCTGCAAAAAATAGTTACAAAAAAACTCTAAGGATATTTGCCCAAGCTGCCATGCTAATCCATGGAACCCAAACAAATTCTTAGAGTTTTCAATCATTCTATTTTCGGTTAGTTCATCAGCTTTATCTTCTTGAATCCCTATATCAGTATAGGACTTTTTAAGATAGTGATAAATCAGCCATTTATCACGTGCTTTATCGCTAGGGAAATTCAAATGGTATTAACATGCTTTATCCCCTCCTAACTACTTATAAATTTTATTTATTCCTTCATAAATAAAATCCATAATGGCAGTATTCATATCCACATTATAGCTTTTCATTGATTGTTTTACTTTCTCACAATTAATAATTATATCGATGTCAAATGGATTTATAGTTATATTTATGTTTGGATGTGTATTATGTAATGATAATGAACCCTTTTCAGAATTATTGTTGATTGATTTAACAATTTCTTCTGTAACTTCCAAAACATTTTCATATAAACTTATGCTATTATCTAATTGCATCGCTATATTTTTGGCATTAATAATCATTTAAAATCAACTCCCTTCATACAAATACAATATTCTACAGAAAGAGTTATAATCCTTTATTTAAATTAAAAGAACCCTATTTCTAGAGTTCTCTTTTCCTTTTATAAATACTTTTTTAAATCTTCTACACTTTCATTCTCAATTACAGCGGCATTAGCATAGAATTTATTATACAATGCAACAATTTGATCTTCAGTATAATCAGCTCTGTTTCTATCATAATGTAACCTTAAGCTTAATAATTCAAATGCAATATCTCTTCTATTTCTTTGAATTGGTGTTGGTTCTACTTTTATGTTATCAGCCATACATTTCATCTCCTTCCATATAATACAATTATACAAAAGTTGGTATAATCCTTCTAAAAATCACATCTTTATATAATAATTTAGCTAAAACTATCATAAGATAGATCCATTCATATCACTTTTATAAATACTCTTTAAAGACTCTTCTTATCTTCATATATTTTGTTTATTCTTCAAATAGTATGTTGCTTTTCAAATTCACATCTAGCATATGTTCTCATAACAAGCTCTAGCATTTTAATAAATTCATAATCAGCAGAGTTTGCTTTTTCATAGGCATATCTAAATTCCACAAATACGTTACTGTTTTCTTTTAATTTTTTCTCAAAGCATAAACCATATTCTTTTTTATGAATAGATTTGAATCCCTCTAAAAATATGCCTTTTATTTCTCTTTTTGTGTTTTCATTCAACATTTCAAATAAACTATCTATTTTGTGAATATTCCTATAACTATGCCCTTCCTTAACTATTAATGCTTTTAAATAGAGCTCTATAGCCAAAGAACCATTAACTAATTCTGGAATTATTGTATCTACAATTATTGCATACTTTTCACTTTCTGATTTATTTTCTAAATTTTGACTACCTTGTATTCTATCGCATATCTTTGAAAACTGCATTCCATACATGTAAATTGATTTTGGGTCTATTTCATTTTTATCTTTCATGATTAATTTCTCCTCCTTTAATATAATTAATTATATACTAATAAGATTTCCATTCATATTTTTTACTAAATTAAAGGTAATTTATATACTAAATAGAACTTATATAATTATAGAAGGAGGTAATTATATGAAGTATCAGGAATTAATAAATACCCAAGAAGAATTTTACTCATTATCCAATGACCTTTTAAACGCTTCCATCAATTCATTTGATGCAAACTTACTAAGTTTTAAGTACTTCTGTGAATCCAATGATATTGTAAAATCAATTATTAAACCAATTCTGGATATAAACTTTAACGGAATTGAATATTTTAATAATGTGTCAAGTCCATTATGCAACTCCGAAGAATTTGCAAAACCAAAAAAACGTGAAGAATTTGTTAAAGTTGCAATTGATCTACTTAATATTGATATGCTTTCAGCAAGTAATATGTACAATTACGCCCTATGGTTTCTACACCCGTCAACTGATGATATAAACCAATTAACACATATTGGCACCAAAGATATTTTTGGTAAATTAATAAAATATATCAATCTACAATTAACTAAATTGATAAACAATAATTCAATTACTTCTACTTCTGGAGCTGTAATTTATAATATCGAAAATGCCAATGATTCAATAATTGGAAATCAAACCAATGCAACTATAAATAATTCTAATAATTTAGATGACTTAATTGAAGTAATAAATAATAAAGTTATAGATCAACAGGAAAATGAACAGTTAAAAGAGTTAGTATCTATGTTGAAAGCCATTACAGAAAATAATATTCCTGTTCAAAAAGGCGTTTTTGCTAGATTCAGTGAAGTCCTACAAAAAAATTCGTGGATTACAGGCCCCATTGCGACCGCCATTATTAAATGGTTAGCAGGTTAATATAATAGACACTAGCATTTACTAGTGTCTTTATCTTTTTCGATCTGATATTAAATTGATTAAATAATCAAAACAACTAAAGCCCCCTAATTAAATTTTCGGCTTTTTAAAAAATATTACAAAATTTGTGGAACTGGATGACGCCACTTTGAGCACTCTCCAAATTAGAAGGTACCCCATTCCCTGAATTCGGCCATTTATATGGTAAAACATAGTTATAGCCCAACTAAATATACGGGAAATAATTTTGTAATATTTATACACAAACTCATGTATAAAATAATAAATATACATCTTTTATTCATATATTTTTATTCATTTCTCTAATTTCAAAGTGTAATTTTATTCAAATTAACCTCAATACTAGTTATACACTCATTCTTAAATATTTCGTTATCCTTTAATTATTTCGCTAAATGATAACTTTGCGAAATAACTTTGAATATTTCAGCCTTTAGGAATTATTTAGCTTGGGAAATATCTATCACATTGTTATCACTTTTAATCTCATTAA